GAAGAAGTTTAGAGGAAACAATAAGTATGTACGTGTTCATCACAGAGACCATGGATTTGAAGAAGGTGGTAAGTCTTACGTATTCTTCAAAGGTGTAGGAGCAGCTGGTGGAGTTGCAGCATCTACAATCAATACTAACTTGTTTAAAGTAGAAAACGTTGGTGTAGATAGTTTCAACATCGTATCACCCACCGAAGCAAGTTCTAATGATACTGCTGGTGGTAGTGCTGGTCTGATCTCCACGAACAGAAAGTTTGAGAAACTATATGCTGATATTGGTTATCTTTCATTCAAAGAAACCAAGATTGATTCTTCTGTTAAGACAACTAATATTATTCCAATTGATAACGGTCCTGTGAATTATGTTTCATATTCACAAACTGGATACGAAAAGACATTTATCAAGCAAGAGCATTACTTTATTAATCAGAAGGTAGTTGCATCGCGTGTTAATGAACTATACAATGGTCTATCGAATTCCTTAGTTTATAAATTAGATCTATCTTCTGAAGTAAGTAATCTTTCTCCTGTTATTGATCTAAGAACAAGTTCTGTTAAGACTATTAGTAATAGAATTGAATCTGCTAAAGGAACTGAGAAGAGATATGGTAGACAAAACCAGCTCTTAGAATTCTACAAGATCTATCAGTTTGCTATCACTGGTAACAGTGGTACTGATGTTACTGTAGGTCAGACAGTTGACTCCACCACAAATACCAACACTTCTGAAGTTGCTGGTCTGAAAGGTGGTAGTGGTAAAGTTCTAGCATGGGATTCATCAACTAATACAATGACTGTACAGTTGAGAAACAATGGTCAGTTCAAAGCATCTGAAGCATTGACGTTCTCCACTCAAACTTCATTGACTGGTGTTTCTATTACTAATTCTGGAGCAACTGAAATCAAACCAAACTTCAGCATTACTACAACATTGAACGCATATAACCTTTCACAGAGTTCTTCTGTTGCTGACGATGAACTTTATCTTGATAAGATTAGTGGTACTATTGTTGATTGGGATTCGCAATCACAAGTTCTAACAGTATTCAATGATAAGGAAGCAATCAATGGCGACTTTACATCAGCTGTAACTGGTGGTTCTGCGTTCACTAGAAATACTCAACCTACTAACCAAGAACCTGATGTCTTCCGTGTTGGAGATGCGGTTCAGTATGTAAACCAAGCAGCAAACACTGATGATTGGTGGATTGTTAGAAAGGTTGCATATACTTCTGGTGTTGAATTTGTTCCTGAGAACAGATCTAAGAATACATCTGGTGTTGCTAAGTATGTAACTAAGGAAATTTCTATCGAAAATCCAGCAACAACAATTGATGTTAAACTAACAGCAAATATTAGAGAAGTTTCTAACATTAAAGTTCTTTATAAGATTAAAGAATCTTCAAGTGAACAAAACTTCGATGATATTGAATGGGCATTCTTCAATGGAACTGGTGTTCCAGACATTAACATTGAAGCATCTGCAGAAAATGAAATCTCTGGTCTGTTTGAAAAACAAGATTCTTACCAAGAACTACCATTCAGTGTAAGTAATCTACCAGAATTTACATCATTCGCTGTGAAGATTGTTATGGAATCTAATAACCCATCATATGTACCTAAGGTACAAGACCTAAGAGCAGTAGCATCATTCTAATGTATAAAGTAGAAGGAGAGGACGGACTGTTTAGAGATCCGTCCACTGGTGCTATCATCAATAAGGATACCAAAACATTCGAGCAAGTAAGAGCGGCAAGACTGAGGCAATCATTACAAGATAATGAACTTCAGAAGTTAAAGGATGAGATATCCGAACTAAAGTCGATGCTTCATGCTATAATAAATAGGTCAGACAATTCATGAATTATTATGTCCTGCACCGATACAACAAAACTGCGCGGCGAATTTGAAGCGCAACTGAAAGACGCTGATGCGAAGATCGCAAAGGTAAAAGAAGAACTGGTACGCCTTAACGAGTACCGCACCAAACTGCAAGGTGGTCTAGAAACTCTTGGACTACTGGATGAGCAAAATGGTGCTCACGAACATCCAGCAGAAGAAGCTGCTCCAGAAGCAGTAGCTGCTGAGTGAGTTGGTACGAAGGGCGCAGTCACGGAGCATCATGGACAGATGCAGAAGGCAACTGGATGATTTCTGATGATTGGTGCCCTTCTTACATCAACATCAAAGATCTAATAGGTTTGTGTAACGAGACTACTCTTAAAACTATTGATCTAAAAGACATTGCTTGGAAAGGAAAACACCTCCACCCATGGAAAACAGGAGACAATTGTTACTGTTGTGGAGGTAGTCTTTACCATGAATGTGATCCTAGTTACCCTGGTATAGTTGCATATAACGCTCCCAATCCATATGATAATAAGTATCGTATGTTGGACGGGAGACATAGAATCATGAAACTTCTAGATCAAGGTCACACAAAAGGTTTATACTATGTTTTGGATTGGAATCTAATCAAACCCCTTGCTATAAAAGGAAGTGCTAGAGTAGATTACCTACAAGAAAAACTAAACAAAATTAGAGAAGAAATCAAACAACGTTCCCCTCGCTAAATAGTGAGGGGTTTTCTTTTAGGCTGATGGCGGCAATACCAATTAATTTGATTTGTGAGAAGGGTACAGATTTCTCCGCGACGTTCAATATTCAGAACGAAGCAAATACTACCCCACTCAATCTCACTGGATATACCGCTGTTGCCAAGTTAAGAAGAAGCTATTCGTCATCTACTGCAACCGACTTTGTTGTTGGTTACCCAGATAGATACAATGGTGCTTTATCAATTTCGCTAGCAAACGCAACAACAGCAGCACTAGAAGCCCGAAGATATGTCTATGATATTCTCTTGACTGCTCCATCTGGAACTAAATCAAGAGTCATTGAAGGTATAATCGAAGTAACACCAGGAGTATCCTGATGCCTACGTATAACGTTAGTGTACAGAATTCCAATTACAATGTAATTGCTCCAGCGCAGAAAAAGTATGCGGTTGGAGTTACTTATGATATACCTGCAAAATATCTCCAGAATAATAATATTGTTCTGGATGACTTCACCAGTCAGTTCAACAATTCTCAAACTGTATTTAATTTAACAAATAACAACGAGCTTTACGTTCCAACTGACTCTAGTCAAATTATTGTTTCTGTAAATGGTTTAGTTCAACACCCAGGTGTTGACTACTCAGTCAGCAATAGTCAGATTGCTTTTACTACCCCTCCTTCTGTAGGAGATAAAGTTTTCATTGTTGCTCTAGCAACAACTGCAGATCTAACTAGAACTATCAATTTTGTTCATAGTAGCGGATCTCAGGATATGACTGCTGGTATCAAAGGTGAACTAACCTTAGATGTTACAGGACAAATTGATACCTGGACTATCGTTGGTGATGTAAATGGATTTCTTAGAGTAGACATCGAGAAATGCAGTTATAATGACTATCCTAATGGATTTTCTTCAATCGTTAGCACGGATTATCCGACTATCGCCCAAGGAACCATGAAAGGAAACAACGATAACCTAACCGTATGGGATAAAACTTTGGTCGCGGGAGATATCCTCAGATTCAAAGTACAAGGCGTAACCAGCATCAGAAGATTCATGCTTGGTTTGAAAGTCTTGTTATGATAAATAATTTACGGTTGAAAGATTTATAAATAAACGTAAGCAAGCACACAACAATTTTGGAGTTAAGTTAAATGGCACTGCTAGTACCTAATATTGGCGAACTTGAGTCGCTTCGTTATCTAATCAATAACAACAATCATGTTCTAGATCGCGAGGACAATGCTCCTAGAGATCTAATCCTTAAGCTGTACAGCAGCGACACTACCCCTGCTGAAGGTGATGTACCTTCCACCACAGCATACTATGAACCATATGCTAATGGTAACACCAACACATACGGTACTGCTGGTACTACTGGCTATCCTCTAGCTATCAACAATAGAACAGAGGCTCGCTACGACTACACAGATCAGTATGGTATTCTCCTAAATGGTGCTCAATGGAAAATCAACCAAGACTCCTCTGCGAACGTTGTAACTACTGCTACTTATCCTGAGCAGACGTTTACTTTCTCTGGTGCTGCTGGTAACATCTACGGTTACTATATTGTAAGAGCAAACAACATGCCTGTTGCAATTCATGGCGTTGTTGATGCTGCTTCTGGTGCTGCTGCTGCAACTATCAACAAAGGTAGTTCTGGTTCTCCATGTATTGGTGTTATCGGACAAGATTACATCACTCTGCCTAACACTTCTGGTATCGTTGATAACGTTACTCTTGGTATGCAAGTCAGTGCAGCAACAACTGCAGCAATTGCAGCGTCTGGTGTGTTTGTTGGTGGTATCGACCGCGCAACTCGCAGAATCTACCTTGTCGATGCAAGCAACGTAGCAGTTCTTCTAACTGATAACATTCAGGCAGCAACCGATCCTACGATCAACCTGGACTACACTACAGTTACTACAACCTCTGCACACGGTCTACAGAAAGGCGACGTTATCTACATCGCTCGTGGTACTTCTAACACCACAACCACAGAGAACACCTACACAATCTTCGATGTTCCTTCGGGCACAACATTCGAGACCACACCTGCGCTTAACGGCACTGGTAACCTGACTCTTTATAGCAGCATCATGTTCGCTGAAAGATTCACCAATGGTCCATACCCAATTCAGAACAACGGTGACCAAATCAAAGTTACCTTGAACATCAGCCTCGACTGATATTTGACTCTACTTTATATCATAAATCATTTGGGGGACTTCTTTATAGTCCCCCTATTTTTTTGATACTGTATGGCGAACTACGTATACGCTGATACGAATACTGATCTAGACCTAACGTTTGAAACAGAATCGTTGGGAGATACGCTTGGGCCTGGTCAAGGGTCACCAGTGGCGGAAGATTATGGAACGCTTACAGGAACACCAACAAATACTCTAGCAGCAACTCCTCTATTAGCAGAAAGCAGTTTAGACGGCGATAGAGGAGAGATTGCTAATCAAACTATTTCACCGATGGGCGCTATAGCGTCTATGTCCTCTACAACGAACGAAGCGTTCGCTAGGACAACTTATATCGGATCTGGTCACATCGGAGCGTATGGTGCCTCTGCGCCATCACTCAAGCGCATCTGGGTTGGTTCAGGAACCCTGTTCGAGATGGGCGGCGGTATGGAGCGCAGTTCCGCGTTCTGGGTGGGTTCTGGTGGACTTACCATTGCTGGTACTAAGGAGGAGAGAGTTGCTGGTGATTACAGTGATACTCTGTTCGTCCCATTCAATACAGAGGACTTTGGAGCAGGATTTGCTACAACGTCCTCTTTTGACGTATATGGAATTATTACCGATCCCCTAGATGCGGGAGAGCATGATTACGGATTCACTTATAACACAACTGATGTAAGAAGTGCATCTGGTATTCTACCATTAACAAATGGTCCAAATGCACAGGATAACACCTATGCTCAGTCTAGAAAATATATTGCTAGTGGATCTCTATTCAGTGCTGGTGGAGTTGTCGAAGTAACTGTAGCGCAACCACAAGAATCTACTGGTCTATTCGCTACATCTGGATCCAGTGTATTCAGAGTCACTAATGATTGGGTTGGTTCTGGATCTCTCTTCGCACTTAATGGATGTGCGGAATCTACAACGTTTGACTACAACGATAGTACAGTTGTTACGTTTAGCACAGACGATCAAGGTCTCATTACTGCTAGTGGATCCATTGTTGATTATGGAAGTATTGCTAACCCACTTACATTAGGTATTGATAATCACGGTACAGTTATCTACACTTCTACCGTCAATTCTGCTACTGGTCTTATTGATCTCACTGGCGATGGTCATACTACTAGAGCAAGAGACTGGGTTGGATCTGGATCTCTATTCACCGCATCGGGTGCAGTTGAGATTGCTGGAGTTGCAGAAGAATCTACTGGTCTATTCGCTACATCTGGATCTAGTGTATTCAGAGTCACTAATGATTGGGTTGGTTCTGGTGATATTGCTCTATCA